ACGATTGATAATAAATGCGTTTGGTCTAAATATGGTTTTTCTAGAGAATAACGGATTTACGTTTAGTGCGTTATGTTCTGGAAATGCACCGAACATATCATATTCCTTGATATCAACGTTCTTACTAACAATATCGAATGAATATTGTTTAGAACCAATCATACCTGTTTGAAGACTATCCATATAGTCATAAACAACTGGAATCGTTAACGTTCTAATACGGCGATAATCTTCATCGTTGTTTCTATAATCCATATCACCAATTTCAGTTCGAACAAAGTTATCTTTTACAAAGTGTTCAACAAAATCTGTATTGGCATATAGCGTGTCTAATGAAACAAAATTAAACCCAGCTCTATTCTCAAAGAACACATAGTTAGGATTGTCGTTTTGATTGAGAGCGTGGTCACATAGATACTTTAAGTTTCTAACAGGCGACCAAAAATTTGAAATGTACTTAATTTTGTTTTTAGTTTCTTCAATGTTAATCTTCTTAGTAATTTGTAGACCAACATCTAGATCTTCCATAATATTTTGCGCCAGCTCAGATACCTTACCGTCAAATGCTCTGCTAACAGTTTTATTTAAGTCAGCAATTGCTTCTTGTGTAATAAAATGTAATTCGTACACAATTGACTTATCGCCAACAATTTCACGATTTGACATTTTGTAGATATAAAACTTGCCTTCAATATGCCCTGATTTATTTTCTGGTGTTGAAACTCTCATTTCGAGATATTCTTGACCAGTGAATGGAAATGCGTTTAATAGATCAACTGAATCTCTGATGATAATAGATCCAGTCATAAATGGCGCAAACAAGTCTTCAAAAATTTGAAGACCCATCATTTGAGGTGTTACGTCATAAAACAATCCACTTGGGGTTGTTATCTTAACAAAATCAATGCTGACGTCACCAGCAAATCGTAACTTTCTATCAGTAGATTCCATTAGATGATATCAGAAAATTGTTTTAAAATAGTGCCAATTAAATTTGGTGATACAATTTTAATTCTGCGCTTTGATTCATTAATACGTTCTTCGTGTTGTATATTTGATACAGGAGTCGCACCAACTTGATATTGATCAACAATAAAACCTTCACTGTCAATATAGTGATGAGTAGCATTAATGTTATCTTCGCCGTAAGTATCTTTTACATAATTAACTAAAGCGTCATACGTCATTGGGTAGTCGGCAATATAATCAAAGCGTTCATTAACTAGCATAATGATCCAATGATACTGAGAATTACCATAAACCTTTTCGGCTACAATTTCTGGAGTTTCCCCATCAACCATATCATACTCATCATATAGAGCAATGTTGGCTAGAATCTCTTTACGGAAACGAACGTTGGTTGTTATATCCGATACAATAAGAACTTTACGTTGACCGTTTATATCAAAGTCATAAGCAAATTTTGAGAAATTAGAAAAATACATTATAGACCCTTTTCAATCTTATCTTTATCAAGAAGAGCAAGTTCTTTAAAGGTCAATTGTACGTTAATCTGTACTGGCGATCCGTCTGAGAATGTATTAAACATAGAGTTTGGTGTATAGTTTACAGACATCTCTTGTAATACGCAACTTGTGTGTTTATGAATATGCGGATTTTCACTACCGCCAGAAAAGTATGATATATCAAACTCAGAAGGATAAATGTATAGGAACTTATTCTTGTCAGCAAATTCTGGATGCATATGGAATTTGAACATCTTGATAATTTCCTGAACGTTGCGTGATTCTTGAGCGTCACGTGGAAAGAATTGATATTCAAACTGGAAAGTTCTAAAGTCAACACCTTTGAATAATTGTTCTTTACGTGGGTTAGCTGTTAGACCTGTGTTAACGGAAACAGCAGCGGCACCTGGAGCTTTTGATAGCCCTATGTTGGCAAGACCAGAAACAACACCACCACCAGATTGTTTAGCTCCTTCGAAGTCTCCACTGAATGCTTTAACGATAGCATCTCCAGCACTTTCTATTCCTAAACCAGCCATAAGTGATGTAGCTGTGTCCTCTTCACCCCAGGAAGCCGAATATCGAACTTGAAGTTGATTTGGCACGTGTAATGCGATTGCGGATCTTAAACGTTTTACTGGACGAGATGAACCACCTGCGAAAGAAGCAGCGATACCAAGACCAATCGCTCCAGGAGCAGCAGCAATGGCACCACCTACTAAAGCGTTAGATACATTACCAACAATTTTAGATTTAAATTTACTCTTGTCTAATAGCGCAGTTCCAGCAGCAGCGCCAGCAAGAGCAGCAGGAACTTGTGAACTAGCTACTACGCCAGCATTTGACCATTTCTCAGCCAGTTGTTGGCCACGATCACTAGTGTAAAATTTATCATCAACGATCTCATTATTACCATATCTAAGAGGTTTTTGTGTCTTTGAGTCATAAGCTACGTTNACGTAGAANATAACATAGTTACCNCCNTACTGCGGATCCATCAAATCTGANGGATACGATAGACTGTCNATCTTATACTGATCCTTTTGGAACTTTGATAAGTCAACAGGTGGTTGAGTTGTATTATTGGCTGCCATTTGACCCTTTAACCTAAATAGATGTGGCTATCTTACTCTAATATTTATATGTTTCACAAAAGAATTTACAAACCTTTATTCCCTCAGAAGTACGCTGGTGATCCTACAAACATCATCATGCGCAGCTCATGGGAAACTAGATTTGCTAATTGGTGTGATAAAAATCCAGCTGTGATAAAGTGGAATTCTGAGGAAACCATAGTCCCTTATCGTTGCCCAACAGACAACAAAATCCATCGGTATTTCGTGGATTTTAAAATACAAGTTCAGTCTAANGANGGTGCGGTTAAGACTTACTTGGTTGAAGTGAAACCATCAAAACAAGTTTCTCCACCTATTTATCCTGGACGAAGAACTCAACGTTATCTGGCGGAGTCATTAACATTCATGAAAAATCAAGCAAAGTGGGAAGCGGCAACGAACTACGCTAAGGATCGTGGNTGGGAATTCAAAATTATCACTGAACACGAACTCGGCTTAACAGCCTAAATAGTTAAATGGCTACTAAACCCTCATCACTCGTAGATATATTCGAGAAAAACCGATTCAACTTAGACGAAGTGTCTAAGAAGTCTCGCGCATGGTTTGAACAGCAAGTTTTGCTGATGAATCGTAAAAGAATAACCCCAAACAAGGTTATTCAAAGCAATCCACAGCAGCTACGTGCTCAGGTATTTCCTGGGTTCTTGTATATGTTCGCTTATGACCCAAAGTTAAAGGAAACGTTACCATACTATGATATGTTTCCTCTAGTGTTTCCATTTCGTAAAGTTCCAGGCGGATTTTACGGATTGAACCTTCACTATCTACCATATCCACTTCGTGTNCANTTANTAGATCGTNTAATGACNTTNGCTAATAANGACAAAATGGATGAAACTACCAAGATNAANTATTCTTGGCAGATGATTGATGGTGTGTCTCGTTATAAACTAGCGCAGCCTTGCGTTAAACATTATCTTAATGACCACGTTCGCTCACCGTTTAGACGTGTTGAAGCGAACGTATTGGGCTACTGCTATGATGTTACCAGTCGAACGTTTCCAAGGCGNACACTAAAAGAACAAGTCTGGACAGATTCTAGAAGAATAGCAAGATGACACAATTANANAATTTTATTGCTCAAGTTAAAGTTGGTGGCTTAGCTCGCACCAANCGTTATAGCGTAATCTTAACTCCACCAGCAGATTTATCATTNGCTGGNGGTAACGGAAACAGTTCACAATATTTGTTATTGTTTTGCGATCAAGTTCAAGTTCCAGGNNTAAACATTTCTACTGCTCAAAACAGAACCTTTGGTGAGTTTAGAGAAGTTCCTTACGAAAAACTATTCGGAGATGTTCAGTTATCGTTCTATGTAGATAACGGAATGACTGTAAAAAATCTATTTGATGAATGGATGGGTCTTATTCAAAACCCATATACTAGAAATTTCAACTACTACAAAAACTACATCACAGATATGA